AAGATGGAGAACTCTCTCCTGATCTGCGCGTAAGTCACAGGAATATTCGCGTTTAGATATGCCATTTATCATAAAACTCCTAGGTTGCTAAAAAATAAATGGCAACAATTGCTACCGCAACAGCGGCAGATGTCTTTGGATTAGCTTTTGCTAATGTCCAAAGTTGTTTCACTTTTTCCATAGTTCCTCCTGTTTTATATTACCCCAATTTAAACCAACTGCGTAGTCTACTTTATTAGGTACTGCAAGTCTAACTGCATTTTCCATAATATTTTTTACTTTTACAGCCTCTTCTTTATTCTTGATTGATATACATAATTCGTCATGAATTTGTATCTGGGGTATAATACCTGCTTTAAATAGTAATACCATGGCTTTTTTAATCGTATCTGCTGCACTTCCCTGAATAAGTTTGTTTAAGGCTTTATAAGTAAAGGCAGGCTGATATCTTCCTTCGAATTCTAATAATTGAGGATCACTAGCTTCTATACTTTTAGCTCGTTCGCTATGATAATCTTTTTCTGCTTCTTCTCTGGTGAGAATAGGAACTGCTTTTTCTATCCATTCTTCTCCTTCTTTCCTGGTAATGGTAAATATCCTTTTTTTATTATTCCATTTTTTATCCTTAGGTTCCCATTTATTAAATCTACAGAATCTATCTTCAAGAGTATAAATCAATTGTGTTTTAACTCCAAAATCCTGTAGTCCTTGAGATAAATTTCTAACGAAAGGTACTTTAGAATGATAATTATTAAATAATTTTCTGGCTTCGTCTTTATCGAGGTTTAATTGAGCAGCGAGTTTAAGTTTCCCCATTCCATAGAATAATCCTAGATTGATTGTCTTAGCAGTAGTTCTAGTAATACCAGCCATTTCAGCTACAATTTTATGAAAATCGGTAGCAGGATCTTTATTATAAGCATCTCCTAAAATATCGGCTCCTGGTAATTTATTTTTTAAAGCATAATGAACCACAAGACGTGGTTCTTGTTGCGAATAATCAAAAGATCCCCACTGATAGCCTTCTTCAGGTAAAAATAATTCTCTCATTTTTTTTCCAATGAGTCCTTTGGCTGGAATCTGTTGTAGATTAGGATTAGACATAGAAAATCTTCCTGTTACAGTACCTTTGAACTCAGATCTGATCTGGTTAATCTCTGCATGAATACGTCCTTTATGTACATATTTAAGTAAACCTTCGATAAAAGCATTTTGAGCTTTGTCACATTCTCTAGCTTTTGCAATGAATCTTAAAAATCTATTCTCATGAGTCTGGAGATAATCTTTAGGAAGTTGAGGCATTTTAGATTTGGGCGTTTCTTCGTAGTCTTTTATTTTTAATTTATCTAAAAGCTTTTTAATAGAAGCGGCTGCCCACATGTCTATTTTGATTCCTGTTCGTTTTTTAATTATTTTAATTATATTATCTGATCTTTTTTTAAGTTTAATTCCTACCTGTTTAGCTTTTTCAACGTCAATTCTTACTCCCTTGAATCTCATTTCTACGAGACAAGGAAAGAGATCGGTCTCAAGGTTAAAGATGTTTGATAAAGACTTAACTTCACCTTTATCATTAGTATATAAAGGAGCTTTTATTTTCTTTTCAAACAAATTCCAGAGTTTTAAAGTAAGATTAACATCTTGTTCCGCATAGTCTTTTACTAACTCATAAGGTAGTTTATGCATATTAGACATAGGATCAGTAATGAAGTAAGGAGAAGCCTCGGATTTTTCTTTTAAGTCATATTTGTATTTAGTTTCTTGTAGATAATCTTTTGCTAGAGAATCTAAAGAGTAACGTAATCTATTTTCATCGATAAGAGATGCGGCCACCATAGTATCTAATAAAAGTCCCCGGGGCATTAGTCCGGTCTCAGCACGAATCCAACATACATCATACATTGCATTGTGAAATACCTTTTTGATGTTGGGGTTTTGAAACAGTTTTTTATTCAAAACTCTCCAGGTTAATTTAGGATCAATTTGTTGAGATTTGTACTTATGACGGATAGGAAAATATAAAGTTTGTTTACGAGTGGCAATTGCTATACCTACTACATAACTATTTTTACCATCGCTAGTAATGGCGCCGGATCCTTTTGTTTTTAAATCAGGATCCCATGTTTCTAAGTCTACCGCAGCTATTTCTATATCCGTTAAATCTAAATCAGATAATTCTGGACGAACGCACATTAGGAGTAATCCCTTTCAATAATCATATCGATATAGTGTTTAGCTTTTAATAAGTCTTGCTTTTTGCCTTTATAGGGATGTCGACACATATATTTAATAACATTCCCTTCGGCAAAAAGAAGTCTATTTTCATGGACAAACCTGCTGGGTTGAATCTTCATTTTTTTATAATGAGAGCCGCCAACTTGTTGGTCGTATTCGCTTATAATATTCTTTCCGTGGTTCTTCTTAATAGCCATAAAGTTTTTTTAGCTCGACTACATGCTACGTAGCGCAATCTAATTCTAGTAAATCTATCCTCCCATCGTGGTAAACTTTCATCTAAAATAACGTTATCGAACTCTGTTCCTTTGATGGAGTGAATATTTTCATAAAAGATTCGCAAGTCTTTCTTTAAATCAACATTGTCTTTGATTATTTGATTAATATATTCTGTTCTTTTAAAAGTTTCAAGCTGTGTTGCTCCTGCTTCTTTTAATTTAATATCTTCATACTTAGTATATTGTTTTGCCTCAGGCTTGATTAACCCGTCTTGAATAAATTCATCTACAGTATAATCGCGCTTAACATAACCTTTAAAATCAAACTCTCCCTTTCCATGTGCAATTAATTTAGAACCTCCTTTTTTCCAGAAGTCTTTTATCTCTGTTAAATGAAGAGGTTTTCCTCCTATCCAATGTGGAAAATTACGATGACAACTTATCTCCCAATTTTTAACAAAAACAATATCAGTTCCATAACGTCCATAGCGGATGCCGTGTCTTTTAAAAAAAGCAAGAATGGTATCTCTGGGCCCATTTCCTCCGCGGTAAGTAAATATAAAAGATTCGTCTGTATTTTTTAAACGATCTAAGAGTAATGAAAGTTGTGGACATTGATTTAAGTTCTCTAGTCTATATATTTCTCCTTCCTCATTCGTAGGAATCCACGTACGTCGATAACCATAATGCTTCCAAATAGGTTCAATAATTGATTTACAATATTGATTAATACGCTTAGGACAACGATGACCTTGTTCTAATTCTTCATCAGGGTTAATGGATATTCTACTAAAATAGTCGGGATCAGCTCCAGCGAATGCAAAAATGGCTTGATCAGGATCCCCTGCCCAATATACTTCCTGAGCTTTTTTTTCCATTTTATCTAAAGCTTTTCTTTGGGGCACACTGGAGTCTTGTGCTTCATCTACAATAAGAACATCTAAATCAGGGTCCTTAGGAGCTTCATAAAAATGTTCTATCATATCTATAAAATCTTTTAGATAGGAAGATTTTCCATTAAGCTTGATATCTTTTTTAAAATCTTGATAGTAAATATTCAATTCCTCCAGCTGAGATAAAGTATATTTATAATCGGCTCGATCTTCATTGGTAAGACGAGGGGAATTCCAATATTCAGCAAGAGTAAACCCATTATCTTTAGCGAATCCTAGAAACCTAAAGAAAGGATGCTTTTTATTTAAAGATTTAAGATCTTTTGGTCCGTTATAATAACGTTGAAACATTACTTTTCGACGACAAAGCTCCATATAAGTTGCTTCATCAAATACCTGAGCATTGAATAGATTATTTTTACAATAACGATGAATAGTGGAAACTGTTCGTTCAAAAAGCTTTTTGTTTTTAATTGTTATTTTATCCCACACTACGACATTATATTTTTTCTCATAACGTCTAGCTTCTTTTTCATCTAAAATTTTAGCTCGGATCTCATCAGCAGCGACATTGGTGTGAGAAATAACTTGTATTTTCTCAATAGTATATTTTTGGATACGGCTATAATAAATTTCTACCAACCTCGTGGTCTTTCCTGTCCCTGGTGGACCAATAATAAATTTTCTCTTCATGGGTTTACTTTCTTATTTTCAATGACTTCTCCCTCAATTGTTAATTGACTTTCTTTAATATTAAAATTTTTAATCTCCCAAGTTACACAAGAAATTTCCTCTTTTCCTTTGCTAACTTTTCCAGTTTTCTTTTCAGCTTTAAGTACTCTTTTTATTTTTGTGCATAAGGCACCTCGACTGATTTTTATTTTTCTACTTTTAAGAAACTTACTAAATTGATTCAAGTTAAATTCTAAACTTTTGTTTTTTATATTAAAATAATTTACACCCTCTAATAAATTTTCTTTTTTAGTATAAGCATTTATTAATTCTAAAAACTCACCAAAAGTTTCTTTAAATTCATAGTCTTCGTTGGCTTCTTCAGGAGCTACTTCTTTCAATCTTCTGTCGAATTTTTCTTTCATAATTTCTTTATACTGTCCTGACTTCATATCAGGCAACCAAATACTGGCTTGCTCTAATGCAGCATCGTAAAAGGCTTCTTTGTTTCGTAGTGTTGGTCCGTCAACTTCTATTCTTTCTTTGTCTTTCTCTGGGTCACTTGATTTTGCATCTATAAAAAATCTAGGAGGTCTACTGGTATATTCAGTTATATCGCCTATAACTTCGGTCGCTTGTACGATCCTTTCTCCCGGACCTATTCCATATTTTCTGGTGATGCAAAGTTTTGAATCACAAACTCGTTGAATAGGTTGCTGGTGACAAGTGTATTTGTAATCTTTTTCTAAGGATTTAATAGTTTTAGAAACTTCAGGATCAGACAGAGGAGGAGTAAAATATCTTCGATTAGCCTCTCTTAGTAAATTTTCCCATGTGTGAGGTTGTCCCTTTTTATCTAAGAATTCTTTATGAGATTTCTTGTAGAATATTCCAAAATTTATTAGTGCTGAATCTCTTTCTCCTTT